CGCCGTAGAGGCCATCAGGCACGGTGATGGTTTCCATCAACCGCAGTTGAGTTAGCTGCTGCTTGCCGTCCTTAATTTCAGAACGCCAGCCAAGAATGTCTCTTGGCGTCACCGTCACGTAATAGGGCCTGCCGTTGTCGCCTGCCTTTGGCGCATCAACAAGAACGCCAACGTGGCCATACCGAATGCACTTGCGTGCAGTTTCGTAAGTCCAAACGTTTAGGTCGTTGCCCTGCAGATCAACGTCAAACAGCTGCTCAGTGACAACATCGCTGACATCCTCAAGCCGCACAGGCTTGCGGGTCAACATGCCCGCCAGCATCCGCTCAAGCCTGACGTAATAAGGCGCAAGCGTTGAACGCATCAGCCTGTTGTCGTAGGCCTCATCTAGTTCTCTAACTTCCTGCGGAAGATATTTTCGATGCCCTTTTCTGATCCCGTAAGTGCCCTGCAATAACGCTTCAATCAACAGCCAGTGCGGCTCCATGTTGACGTAAGCCGTGTTCGGGCTTTCAACCGTCGTCACGTTGCCTACACGTTGTCGACCAGAAAAGCCTGAATACACAGCTAAATCCCGCCCAATGCTCGCAGTTTAGTAAAGCCTGATTCCAGTACCACGACCAGCGCGGGCATGGAGCATTGAGAAATCCCGGTAGATGAGATAGCCAAGCGCATCATTCATGTGATCGTAGCCTGCGTCCTTATCAGGATCACCAGCCTCGGTGTAGCTCTGCAGCTCTAAACATTCGATAGTTCGCTTGCAACTGGCAGCAACCTGCAATCTCACTTGGCCTTTGCCGTTCTCCAGCAAAGCCTGAACAGAAGCCACCCGATCACGGATGGGAGGGTTGGCCTTTGGTGATTGATTACTGAACCCGTAAGACTCCAAGATCTGAATGTCAGTGCGCGAGGCATTCGTGCTTCTGTTTCCGCCTGATGCGTCAGGGTAGATATAAACCGGGCGTCCATCAGCTCGGCGTTGTATTTCTTGGGCCATGGCGTCGGTGTCATGTGCGCCGCTGATCTCGTCGATCAGGAGAAGTTTTTCTCCAAGACGAACACCGATGACTGCGTTTGAATTACCGACGTTGAAGTCGCAGCCGACGCGTAGAGGTTCGCGGCTTACGTCTGGAATGTCGGTTATGACGTGCTTTGCCCGGTCAAAACGGTCATAGACCTGGCCGGTTGTGAGATTGCAGAATTGGCCTTCTAGGTAAGCCTGCAACAGGCTTGGGTCGTAGTTGGCCTGCAGTCGTTCGATGAAGTCTTGAGGCAGATAAGGGTTATCTGCAGTGCGCATCCTAATGAGTTTGCGATCTTCGCGCTGCTGTGCCTCTTCTGTGCCAAAGGTGTTCCACATCCAGCGGAAACCTTCAGGCGTTGATGCCGCAGCAAACTGACGCACGTTTCCAGAGCGGAGACGGCCAAGGATTTTTGGGAATGCTTTCTCAGCAATAGCTGGCGTCACAGTATCGATCTCGTCAGCCAATACCCAAGCAAGGTTCAAACCGATGATGCGTGACCAGTTTTCAAAGCTGCGACAAAGAATCTTGGTATCTCCGCCAGGCAGGTGCAAAACATATTCAGCCAAGGGAGATGCTCTGAAGCTATACGGAATGTCGTACTGCTCTAAAAACGCATCGAAGTCGTTCTGCCAAATGTCACGGATCAGTGGGCCTGTTGGCTCCATGACGCAACCGACAAAGCCTTGGTTGGCGATAGCGAGGGCCGTAGCCTTGGCACACAATGATCTCGTTTTCCCCGCTCCATAGCCTGCGGATAGGCCGATGATCTGCGTTGACTGGTCGTCTACAAAAGCAAGCTGGCCTGGGTGCAAGTCAGCTTTAATGCGTTGAACCAAGCCGTCTGCTGATTCTTGAGTTGGCGGCGTGGCGAAAGCTAGAAGCGGTTCAGAGTCTGTTAGCCCTGTTAACAGTGGCATCAGATGTCAAAGCGCAGCAGCTTGGCCTGGGTCTCTAAAGCCTTGATTGCTGTTTGCAAGTTGTCCTCACGGCCTGCGCGTTTTTCGTATTGCACAAGGCGTGCGATTGCAGCGGCTAACCATTCAGGCCGTTCAATCTCTGAGTCTTTAGCAATGAGCTGTCTTGCGCGTGCCAAGTATTCATCAGCTTGACGAGGTTGCACGCCCCACTCATTCGCGGCGTATTGCACGATTTCAAAGCGCGAATGTGACTGCAACAACAACTTGTAGACAGTGTTTACGCGCTCTTCGATTTCAACGTTGGTTGACTTCTTTGCCATGCCCTGAAGTTAACAGGGGTTTGAGGCAAGGGTAGCTTAGGACTGATGTGCTTTGCGCCAAAAGTCGGTCAAGCGAACAACCTTGTCTTCAACAAGGTGCATCGAGCTGACTGTTGCCTTGAACTCCCCGACCAGCACTTGAATTGCACCGTCTGGAAGGTTGCGGATCTTTGGATTTGGCGTAGGCAGCTCTGAGGCGTCGCTCATAGTCGAGGAAAGCGTTGAGATCATTGTGGCGCTGAATAGCGCGAAGAGAATCGTCTTGGGTCATGGTTTTGAGATTTGGTGTCGGGGTATGGATCGGACCTCAACCCGCCCTGCTTTTCCCTCTTGGGTGTTGTATGGCTTTCAGCCTGAGCGGGGGACAGCTCAGGCGTCAGGCTCCCCGACGCGTGGCTAGTCGTACTCTTCCACGGTGTAGGTAAAGCCAGCGTCCTTGGCGTCTGCGACGAGCTGGTCACGCTCATGCTCGTCGTAAGCCCATTCGGTCCATTCAAGGCGGTTGTTGAGCTTGGCCTCGACGTAATAGCGGGTAGCAGGTTCCATAGTTTTCAGCTTTAGAAGGTTTGTAGCTTCAAGCTGATCTTGGTGCTGCTGGAAGGACTCGAAAAGGCCGAGCATGTAGTTGTGATGATCCATAGTTGAGGTGATGGGGTGAGGCCCTGTCTCCAGGGCCGTGGATGTGATCAGCAGAAGAGGCCAGCCAGTTTGATTTGCTCGTTAGCGGCTTGGAGTTCCTGGACCTTCTCGGCGTCGCCGGGGGCGTTGCGCTTGGTGAAGGTGTCGATCATCTGCTGGTTTTGCTTGATGACGAAGGCGATTTCGAAAGCGGTCATTTGAGGTTTGAGGTTGTGGCGTCTCCGCCTGATGAACATAGTATGGCATACCACCAGCAAAAGCGCAAGGCATGAAAAAGGGGCCTTGCGGCCCCAGTGGTCATTCGAGATCAGTCAGCGAGCGTTGAAGGTCAATGTTCAAGTCGCTGATGTAGTCAGCGAAGTGGTCATACAGCCCTTCATACGTGTCAGCCTCCTCGGTCGTCATCAGTGTTTCCAGCGCGGCTCTGATTTGCAGAGCGCGTGCAAGGCGTTCCTGTGCGGTCATTGGTCAGCTGTCGAGGTGCGGGGATCTCTCCCACACCCAGTATGGCATACCAGGGGAGGGTGTCAACCCTCCGCTGCCAACGCGCAGATCACCGTGCAGATGATCGGCTCTAGCTGATGCCTGGGGATCCCGTTGTACTGACGGCTTACAGCAACAATGGCGCGGTCAATCGCGTCGCGGCCTTTTGAAACGACAACAGGTTTGTAACCAGGCAACGGGCTGCGCTGGCCTTCAGGTGTCAACACAAGCTGCCTGAGCATGTCTTGACGGCTCATGCCGCGCTTGTCAGCTTCGCTGGTCAAGTAATTGCGCTCTTCAACAGTGAGGCGCAGATCGACGCGAACAGGCAGGGAACGGTTGGATTCAGTCATCAGAAATCAAAGGGTTCGGGTTCAGGCGTTACGGCTGGTGCTAGGTCTCGCGGGCTTGGGCCCGCTTCAACCTGCACAGCCTCGGGTTCATCCCGCAAAAGGTTGCGGTGGCTTTTGCTGATGCTGCCGGGTGGCGGTACGTCGAGGTCTTCCAGCGTCCAGTAGCCCTTGGCGATGCCATCGCGCAGGGTCTTGATCGTGCTGGTGATGTCCTGTAGTGGATTCATCAGTAAGGACGGCTGGCTTTGTATTCAGCGTCAGCCATCGGATGCAGGACGAACCTGCCGGGCATGATGCCTTCAACAGATGGGCAATAGGTGCAGTAGCGGCCCAGATGATCAAACCGGCCCATGCAGTACGGCCCAGCAGGCCGCACGCGGCCATCCATCTGATTCAGGGCTGATTCCACATCACCTGCGCGGATGCATTTGAAATCAGGCATGGCCCCTTCCTTGGCGTTCATCGGGACAACCGCAAAGACAAATGATTCAGCGGCGTCGGGTTCAAACAGTTTCATCAGAGGAACATGGAGGACTTGGTCGGCGCAGGCGCGTTGTCTTCGAGGTAGACGGCGTAACACTCATCACGCAGCCAACGGAAGCAGTCCGGCAGAGGCGAAGCAAACTCACCGACGCCTTGCCTTGATCGGATGTCCTCAATGGCACCGTCGATGGCACGCATGAGGTCATCAGGCTGTAGCTCGTCGGGGACAAGCTGACCCCAAAGCTCCATAGCCTTGGGCTTGGATTGGCCGTTGGCGCGATGACGGCAGCCCTGATACCGCTTCCAAAAAGCCTCGAACTCAGGGGTGCCTTTGGTCTTCTTAGCGCGTGATTTACGCGCTTTTTCGACCTTAATTTCAGTTTTAACACCTTTATATATGTTTTTTTTGTGGTCAGGTTCTTGGGCAGAACTCAAAACATCCTCTGTGGGCTGCGGAGGTAACTGCTGCTCTTGTAGAGCTTCTGACTCGCCTTCAGGTTGCTTCGGCGAAGGCTTATTACCTGTGAGAGGGCGAAGGTTACCTTGTGGTGGTCCCGCAGCCGGGGACACGAGCACTTTTGCACCCCTGTCAAATTTGTCAATCCCTTGCTCAATCAAAAGAGCGCAAAAGCTAGTCAGGGACAGGACTTTGGGTTTTTCATGGTCGAGTCTGGCTATCAGCTCTTGGGGTATCCGGAGACGTATCTCCCCTGTTTGCTTCATGGCAGGATGTGGCAGTTGCTCCCAAATCGTGGCATGATCGCGGCACATTCGCAACCAGCGTTTATGGACCCAGAACAGCAGGATCTCAAGGTCACAAAACTGCCCCGCAGTGGCCCTCGTGACGGTCAATCCGTCAACTCTTACCTGCATGGGGTAGGCAAAGCTGACCAGCGTTGGTCGCAGCTAAGCCCGCAGGCTGGATATGACGAACGCAAAGGACGCAAGCTTGGGCGGGTTCAAAAGGGGCAGATCAAATGACCCTGTTAGATCCCGTGCCAGGGCTGGAGTTTTACCCCCTGCAGCACAAATACAGGCTGAACGGGGAATGGCTGCCGTACAACGTCAGCACCGTGCTTTCCTTCGACATGTCGCCCACGCAACGGGCTGCAATAGAGCGCACAAAAGATGGCCCTGATGGATGGGCAGAAAGGGGTCGCACCATTCACCGCGTGCTCTGCGACGAGTTCCTGCTCGGCGAAGGATCGATCTATGACGAAAAGTGGGCACCGTGGATTGAGCCGCTACTAGAGCAGCCGCTGTTCAAGGGCGTCGAGACACTGGCAACTGAATATGCGGTCTGCGACAAGATCAAACGAATCGGCGGCAGCTTTGACTTCTTGCTCCGCACAACAGATCCCAACGACAAGCGGGTGATTCTCGGCGACCTAAAGACGGTATCTAGTAAAAAGGGAGTCTCCAGCAGACGCCCAGCAACTGCCCAGCTCCAGGCTTATAGGAGCTTCCTTGCGGTTCATCACCCTTCGTTGGTGGTGACAGATCTGGTGACGGTGGTGTGCGGGCCTGATCGCACGCGAATCATCAACAGTGACCCTGAAGGATGGCAGGAATGGGAGAACGCTTGGGGACTGTTCAACGCCACCATCCCTGATTTTTGATGAAGTGCCCTCACTGCGGATGCTCTTGGATCAGTGTTCTTGAATCACGCCACACAAGCGAGAAGGCCATCAGCCGAAAGCGTCAATGCAAATCCTGTGACCACGTTTGGGCCACTGCTGAGATTTCTGTGCCTGACAATGAGTGGTGCTACAAGCCAACGGCACGGAACAGCGGCAAGCCAAAGGCTGAGTTCGGCGTAAAGCTGGGGATGCTTGAACGTCTGCAATCTGCGTGAACTGGTCTGAGATCCTGCGGAAGGGGGGCGTGCCTGAGCCCCCCGGCTACATCGAGACAGTGGCCAAGGTCAGCGCCAAGCCCAAGCGTGTCAAGGCCAAAGCCAAGAACAGGCCCAAGCGCAAGAAATGAAAAACGCTGTTTACTTTGATGACGTTGACAGCACTGATGACAACTGCTACAACAGTCTACGTTGTCTACAATGTCATCAATGCACACAAACGAGCACAGTCTTGAGCAGGTAGATCTGAGCCTGCAATGGATAGGCCCGCATGAAGCCAAAGACTTGTTGCAAGCCAACAACTGCAATCGAAGCGTGCGAAAAAACGCTGTCGAACAGTACGCGGCAGAGATGCAGCAAGGCGAGTGGTATCTGGGCTGCGATGCGATTGGGTTCGATGAGACTGGCACGCTTATCAACGGTCAGCACCGCTTATATGCGGTCATTCAATCTGAACGGGCTTTCCCTTTTATTATCGTCCGTGGTCTCCCAAGAAAATCAAGAGATGCTCTAGATGTTGGCAAAAAACGTCAGCTGCACGAACGCATTACCATCGCCGGTTATTCAATTTCTGCAAAAGAAGCAAGCATCTGCAACCAGTTGATCACTCCTTGGGATTATGAGGCAAGGATCGCAGTAAACACTAAAGACATGCGTGAACGGATCATTCGCATCCATCAGCGCTTCAAGCCATCGATTGAATTGGTTATGAAGCACAAAATGTCAAAGCATTACATAACAGAGTTGGCCGCTGGCGTTTACGTTGCTGAGTATTTCAGTCGGATCCCTGATGCCTTAGTTTCTTCATACGACCAAGACGGTGATCCGCTGCAAGACTATTTGCACTTAGTGATGCAAGGCACTAGGAAGGATGGAACATTGCAGCCGCAAGACGGCGCGTTGAAGGTGTATAGAGAGAGCAAGATTAACGCGATTGCTAAAAACAAAAGAGTGACCAATATGGATTACTATCAGCTGGTTGTTTCTGCAGCGTACAAGTACGTCGAAGGGATTCCTGCAAAAGGCATGAAAGCATTCAAATGCAACCCCTTTACTGATACAGACAGCACCATCCAACAAATCCTTGCAAGTTGACTATGACTAAACGAATTGACCCTGATGCCAAAATTTGCTTTTCCGTGAGAATCAAGCACGGCATTCGCCAACAAGTTGAGGACTTATTTGCCAAAAGCACGGTAAAGACAAAAAGCGATTTTTACGAGATGCTGCTGCTTCAAGGAATTTCTCGGTACAAGGAGGCTGAAAATGCAAGCTCCTCATAACGGCACAGGCCCGAGCATCGACGCGGCCCACAGCCTCGACAAGATACTTGGGAAGATGCAGGCAGAAGTTCTTGCCTATGTCAGGTCAGCGCCAGACGGCGCTACCTGTGACGAAGCTGAGGTTGCCTTAGGCCTCAAACATCAAACTGCTAGCGCCAGGCTTAATGATCTTATGAAGCTAGGCAGGGTGCAATTCAGGTATGACGCAGCGGGCAAAGCCCTCCGCAGACTTACCCGATCTGGCAGGGGGGCAAGGATTTACTATCCAGTCCCTTGACATGGCATACCACTCACGCCATACTGCTGCACATGAGCCCTTTCTCTCGTTCGCTCATGAAACCCAACAGCATCAACGACCGCGGCCCAGGCTTTTACGATCCTGAGCACAAGAGCCCCAAAACCAATGGCATCGTCATCGCAGTTTTCTGCGTGCTTTTAGGCGGTGCCTTTTGGTACTCCCTTGATTCAACTTTGACGGACATGACCCAGCGCGACTGCAACGCTGGCATTCAAAAAGCCTGCGATTCCCTTAAATGAAAAGCGTCCAAATTGTTCTTGATCAAGACCGAGCCCACAAGCTCAGCAAGATCTCAGAGGCCACCAAAGGCAACATGACCAACGTTTCAATCGCTGGTGAATTTATTGAGTTTGAGCAGCCTAAACTCAGTGCATCAAAGCTTGCCCAAGCCCTTCTCAACAGCGCCATTGACCGAGCCTTCCGCCAACTCCAATAGCGTCACCTTTACTGTTCTTGGCACGCCGGTTCCGCAAGGTTCTATGCGTGCCTTTAGAAGCAGGGTAATCGCTAACAACGCAGAAGCTCTTGCTAGTTGGCGTAGTGACGTTGCTGCCGCCGCTCATCGCCACAAGCCTGAAAGTTGGGACATTGATGCTGCAGTTTCACTGCAGTGTGAGTTTGTGTTTAAGCGTCCTCTGTCGCATTACGGCACAGGTAAAAACGCTGGCAAGCTCAAAGCCTCTGCACCAGTTCACCACGTCAAAACACCCGATCTAGACAAAGTCACTAGGGGTATCGCTGATTCCATAGGCGATGCCGTCGCCAGTGTCTTGCTACGCAATGACAGCCAGATCGTTTCTATTCACGCAACAAAGAGGTATCAGACAGATGACTTCCTCGGAGCCATCATCACCGTCACAGCCCTTCCCTAATCTTGGCAGCGTCATCACCGCAGATGATGTCAGTCAAAAGGGAACCGGCAGTTACAAGGCGGACTATATAAATTGGTGCCGCACCATGCACCTGCTTCACGAACATGCCCCTGGCTGGCAATTTGCCTTGGCGACCGCTCCTGGCGGCGCACACGTTTGGAAAGCCCCCAACGAAACCGGCTATGTCGTCGGTTATTTCATCGGTCCTGACCGTCAAACATCGCCGCACTTTCCGCAGGCGATCATGGACAACCGCAACAACGCGATTGCTTTTACCAAGGTCAGCGCACGCGATCTGACTGACAGCCATCGCCGCTGTCTTTGCACAGCTGCTGCTGCACAGTTTGGGCTTGCTTGGCAACTTTGGGCACGCGAAGAGGTTGAAAATCCTCACCGCGAAGAGAAGAAGGCAAAGCCTGCAGCTGGACCATCTGTTGCCGGTGTACCCAAAGAGGATCAGCCTCTGTCAGACGAAGAGCGCAATTTATTGCTCAGGTGGATCACTGACATGCCAGCTGCAAACCGCGAGGCCTTTTGTGCAGCGTTCCGATCAAAATTCAACTTGGCCGCTAACGCTAAGGTTGCCCCGGCAATCACCAGCAAAAAGCACGAGGCTTGGATTCAAGCCGTCATGAATGAGTATGCCTGATGAAAAAACCACGCAAGCAAAGCAAGACGACAAACGTCGTGCTCAGCATTTTCAAGTTCGGCTGGACAAGCAGCTAGCCGAACAGCTGCAGCACTACGCCGAGCAACGCCATCAAGGCGTGATCAACGCTGCGCTGCAAACCATCATCCTCAAGTTCTTCAATCCAAAGTAATGGCTGATTTCGCACCCGACGCCTTCAACATCTGGGGCAACTTCAACAAAGATCAAAAAAAGGACGGCCACTATTGGTCTGCCATGGAAGTGCCTGTTTCTGAGCTGCGCAAGCTTGTGGAATGGGTCAAGACTGCAGATCGCTGCGAAAATCAAAAAGGCGAGGAATGCGTCAAGCTTCGCGCCAACCTGATGCCGCGCCAAAGCCAAGCGGGTAACGATTATCTGCTGATGGCTTTGAGTGATGCCAAGCCGCGCCCAGCTGACAAATCCGGCGCTGACTTTTAAGGTAAATGTTGAACGAGAAACTAGGGGCGCATCCGCGCTCCTTTTTTATGAGGCCCACCATGAAGCAAGTCGAGAAAGACGGGTTGCTTCTTTGGGAGGTGAGCCATGGCGGGATTGTTCGCTACTTCAAGCACGACTGGCAGGCCAAGTGGCATTTCGAGTCATGTGTCAGGCTCTACAGGTCAAGACTGACTGGCAAGCAGGGTTAGTCCCAAGTCGCAATCTTGGCGTCGAGTTCTCCGATCCTGCCTACGGCTTGACTCAGCAGCTTGCCCTGATGCCAGCTTTGCCGGACAAGGCCAGCGCAGAGTTGCTTTAGCACCTCTTCGTCTTGGCAGTTGTGAACCTCTCTGACGCTGCGCTCGACTTCTAGCTCCTCTTCAAGGGTTTGATTCACCACCATCCAGTCGGCCCAGCCCATTGGATTGTTTCAGAATCTTTCTTTCCGAATAGTAAGCACCGTTTTTTTGCATGTCCATGGTGTCTCTAACCCATGGCACCAGCCAATCATTGACCTGTGCGCAACGCTCTAGGTTTGCGGGCTTGGCGCACTGCACAACAACCGTGGTCCAGAACGCACTGATAAATGCCCAAACCCAATAGGACTCACTCACTAACGAGAATCACCCAGCCCGTTGAATCGCCCTCCGCTTCCCAACGTGGCTTGAATGCAGCCTGCCTGACCTTGACGTTGCGGCCTAGATGCGGGTTAGACCAACCGCCCTTTTCCATTTCAGGAAACCCGCGAGGGTCTTGAAGTACCCAGAGGGGATCGTCAGAGTTTTTTTGTGAGTAGCCAGAAATGACTGCCCAGTGCCCGCAACCTAAGCCGCTGCACATTGGTGGTTCACCCAAGAGCATGTTGCCCGCTGACAGATAACCCACGAGGACTGGTCTGCCGTTTTCAATCTCCAGCTCAACCATTTCAGCGTTGCCGTCTTTGCGGAACTCGGCCTGCAAGCCAAGGCTGCGCAGTGCTGCCAGCTGCGCCTCTACTGACGTGGTGTCACCGAACTTGGCGCGGATCTTGTTGTACTCGTCATCCGATTTAATGCGGCGGTAAAAAGACGCCACCATCGCCGCCGACGAGGAAAAGCACTCCCTATAACCAGTGCCTGTCTTGTTGTCGAGCTGCTTGAA